TCCGCCGGCTGCGCAGGTCTGCTGCCGGTATTGCAAGAGGCCTCCGGGCCCAATCAAGTTCCCGGAGGGGCGAAACTTAGACCGCGACCAGATATGCCGGCGTGTTGGTAATAGCCATCGCGCCGATCGCCGGGGTCGAGCCGCTCTGCACGCAGCTGGTCTCGTCAAAGCTGAGTGCCCACATCACCTTGTCTTCGGTGTTGGTCAGCTTGTTGGCCTTCACGTAGGCGAGAGGGAAGGTAAAGCTCATCTGGTAGGTATTGAGCGGGTTGGTTGCAATCGTGATGGAGAGTTGTTCCTGTGTCTCGAACCACTGGTTGACATCGTCCGTCTCGTTGGCGGCGATGGTGAAGTCGACGGAGAATTTGGTGATGCCGCTGGCCACCGACGCCGAATAGAGGCCCTCGCCGGAAGACTGGAAGGGCTTGGCCTGTCGATCGATCTTGATGCTGAGGCCGTGCTGCCGCCCGACAAAGGGCGTAGAGGTGACCGCCGAGAAGGTGGTGGTGCCTGATGCTATCGCCGCATTGCTGAGCACAACCGAGGTGCCCGAAGCCGAGAGGATGGTTGTGTTGGAAGGAACGCCCGAGCCAGTGACAAACTGGCCATAGGCGAGACCTGCAATGCTGGAGACCGAAGCGATGGTTGTGCTACCCGAGGTGCTGGTTCCGGAGAACCCTACGGGCGGCAGATTGATGGTGACCTGAACGTCGCTGCCCATAAGATAGTTTGCGGCAACCAGCGCGGGCGTAGTAGGCATGGTCGAGAGCGTATAAAGCTTCCATCGGCCCGTGCCCACCATATCCAACGCGGCCGTGATAGCGCCGCGCTCCGGCACCGTGAGCGAGAGGCTGCTGGCGGCCATGTCGCAGTATTCGAACTTCTGATCTGCCGTCTCCTCCACATAGATCGTGGTTGCCGGCATGGTGGCATTGATGAGCGGGATGGTGAAGTTGTGGGTGTAGGGAGCGCCGGATCCGGTCGCAGTGTCGATGCCGAAGAGCATGGCCAGCATCCAGCCCAGCAGCTCGGCATCGGCCTCGCTGGTGATGGTCCCTTTGGTGTCCCACGCCGTGACCTGCGTGTTGGTGGCGAACTCCGTGCCTTTGCCGGCGGCCATCTGATCGCTGCGACGCGCAGGCTCCTTAGTGAAGACCGTGGAGGGATTGAAGCGCTGCCGTAATGTGAGGTAAGCGTCGGCGAGATATTCGCCCCAGGTGGTCTGCACCTTCGTGCTCAGAACCAGGTTGCGGGCGGCTTGTTTTTGCATGGTATACGTGTTGGCCATTATTTCTTCTCCTCGTTCGACGTGGGCGTTTCAATCTTTTTGGCAGATATTGCCTGTGCAACAAGCTCTGGTGCGATCTCAAAACACGATTTCCCAGTCGGCACACAATGATCGCGAAGCAGCATGTTCCATTCGTAGCGGGCAACCTTGAGCGGTTTGCCAGGCGTGAAGGTCAACGAGCTGCGGCCATTGGAGATGGTGAGAGGAGCTCCTTTGGCAAAGGCCAAGCCATCGGGCGTCAACTGCGCCATCACAAAATCGGGGCCAATCGTTCCGTTTGCCATCATTCCACTCCTTGGGCCGTATAACCGGCTGCATTCGTGCCGGGCATCTGCGCCAGGCCTGGGACCTCGATTGCGACTGCATAGCCCATCCCTAGACCATCGATCGGCAAGGGTTCGATCGCCTTCAAAAGCACCGGGATGGATTGATCGCCATTGGGAAGGTTGAGCCGCGCTCCGGCGAGAATGCCGCAGACCTGGTCAGCGAGTCGCGCGGATGCCTGTGCCTGCGCAATTGCCGAAGTCAGGTCCTGTGCGCCGCATAGAATCATGAACCGGCCCGCAACATCGTAGCTGAGCCGCTGCAGGTCGCTAGTCGCTTCATAACCCGTGCCCGCGTAGAAGGTGCGCACGGACGGCGGAGTCATGATGATATCTCCGTCGGCGTTGAAGTCCTTCTCGCTAATGGCCTGGACGTCGACATCGATGAGCTGATCGGCCAGCATCGCGTTCAATACCTTCCATGTCTGATCCTGGGGGAATGGACCCTGGGGCAACATCACGCCACCCCCATATTGATGTTCTTCGAGCCTGCACCGAAGTAGGCCGCATAGGCATCCACGATAGTCTGCGGATCTTCCGGACGGAAGACCAGGTAAGGACGCGGAGGAATGTTCTGGAAGCGATGATGGGCGCGAACGCCAAAGCGCGTCGCTGTATCCGGACCCTGCAGGCGCACGCGGACGGTTCGCATCTTGCCGTCTTTGCCGATGCGCTTGGTGGTCCCGTATTGGCGATAGGGATTGATGCGCATGGCTCCGTGCTCCGCGACCTCGACCTCTCGGCCCAGAATGCGCGCCTGCGGACCGATGCCCGCGCCAGCGCGATCGGCCGAGCCGAATTGATGCACCGCCGCATAGACAAGGTTGGTGCCGATGGTGAGCACATTGCCGGTGATGACATAGCCGATGGAGCTGAAGAGGCGTCCACTGAGGATGAGAAGCTTGTGACCGGTGGTATAGACCTTCTTGCGCAGAGTCGATATAGCCAGGCGCGGCCAGCTTCCCGCGGGCGATCCCTCCTCGCGGAAGGTGCGGGAGATGGATGCGCGCATGATGTTGCCGGCGATGTTCAGCAAAGCGCGATAGTCCGTGGCCTTCGCGCGGATTGTGCCCAGATTGATGCGCGCGTGGCTATCGTCGACGATGGCTATGATCGGGGGCATTAGATGAAGCCCTCCAGATTGCTTTCCTTGAAGCGCAGGTCCTGCGGAAGGCTCTTCGGACCTGCGGTAATGGTCTGCGGAGCTGCGCCGGCCGGCTGATCGAGCACGGCCTTTCCGCTGGAGATATCGTTGAGCAGCTTTATGGCGTCTTCATATCGCTGGCGCACCGATTCGCGGATCTGCTGCGGGCGCCGGCTGAAGAGCAAATAGACGGCAATGTCACGCGCAATCGCCGCAACCTCGGAGCTCTGCTGCAGCGGCGTGGCATACTTCTTGCGACAGTAGCCATCCACTTTGGAGCTGGCCTCATCGCAGACGCCGGCAACCACATCCTCATCCGGTGATCCGCTATGCGCATCGTCGGTAAGCTGCGTCAGATCCGCCAGCGTCATGCGCTGCAGCAGGTCGGTTTGGGTGATGTAAGCCAACGTCGCTCCGGTTTACCTCTGAACTCATCTATTCCAGAGGGTGTTATTTCAGCGTAGCTGCAGCGGCCAGGGCCTTGACCATCTCGTCCTGCGACCAGGCCGGGTTGATCTCGATCTTGTTTTTGGCCGCATAGTCCTTGAGCTGGGCAACGCTCATCTTCTCCAGCGCAATCGCCGTGGTTACGGCCTGCGATGCAGGCGCTGGATTTGCGGTGGTTGCGGCCTTGATCGCCGGAGCAAGCTTGGGTGCCGGCGCGGGAGGCGCGGGAGGTGCGGGAGGCGGACCAGGCAGTTTGACTGCACCTGACTTCAGCAGTGGCGCCGCATCTTTGTCGCTGAGCTGGATGGATGATCCTGGCGCATAGCGCTTGTCGGCCAGTACAGGGGTCACTACCGTGTAGGTTGTCATTGCTGTAGCCATATTGCCCTCTCTGTTTTGAGGGGAGCGGACCGTTGTGATCCGCTCCCCTGGGTGCTGCTACTCGTCGCGTTGCGATGAATCTTTAGAAGCCGGTTGCAGGTGCCGTCGGCGTGATGTAGGTCGGCGCTGCGCAGCAGTTGGTGAAGGTGGCCAGCGTCTCTGGCGCCGTCACCTTGACGTCCCAGTACCAGTCGGCCGAGACCAGGGTTGCCTTGGCAGCCAGCGGATACTTCGGCTCGGTGATGACGCCATAGCCGCCCATGGTGTTCGGCGCGCCCGTCCAAACAAACGTCTTCGCGCTGGAGATGTCAGCCTGGTCGCTGACCTCCTTGACGTAAGCCAGCGTTGCTGTCTGCCCCCAGACGAAGCTTGGGACATTGTTTTTGTCGTAGAGGATGGCCGCGCCGCGCACGCATTTGACGCCGAAGACGGAGCTGAGCTTGTTGAGATCGATCATGCCGCTGGTGTTGGTGTATTTCAAGCGGTCGACGATCTCCAGGTTGCTCATCAGCGCCGTCACCACCGGGCTGCCCAGGACCAGGATGTTGGCCTCCACGCCACTCTGCCGCGCGATCTCGCGCGCTGCGTAAATGTTCTCGATCGGCGTGGAAGTGGTCTGGTCCCAGCATGCGCCGGAGCTCAACGCAAGCGTAGTGCCGGCGCCCTGCACCGCTTTGGCAACCGCGACCTCGCGGTCCAGAAGCAGGCGGTTCATGATGCCGACGCCGGCGCGCGAGATCTGGCTGAAGCCGAAGCCGGTGCCCCATGCCTCGGTCTCCACCGGGATCTCTGCCATCTCGGCATGCGAGTCGCAGAAGTAGGTATCAGTGCTGAAGCTGGAACGGATGGTGCGCGGGGCCGCGCCAGGCGCGCGAAGAGTCGACCCATCCAAACGCAGCGACAGATAGTCGTGAACGACATATTGGAAAGCCTGCCGGTCCATGGGTACGCGCGGAGCGATCTGGTCGCCGACCAGTTCGTTATTGGCATAGTCCTTGGCGATATTGGTGGCCGCCACATTCAGTACGCCCGCCATTGGTGTTGCTGCGAATCCGCCCATAATCTACTCCGTCTGAATCAGATTTTTACTGCGCCGGCGGGGAATGCCCGCCGGATAAAAGGGTCCGCTTAGGCCCCGGCTGCCAGCACATTCCAATAGGTCGTCTGCGTGTCGGGTTCCTTGTTTGAGCCTGCCTGAACGGCGATATAGGAGCTGCCGCTATAGCTCACTGCATCACCAATCGCATAGGTATTGGAGCTGCTCCATGCCCCTCGCCAGTTGATTCCGGCGGGGCCTGTAGGCCCTTGAGCTCCGATTGCTCCAGTTGCCCCCGTTGCGCCGGTCGCGCCAACAAGAGCGAGAACGCTCCAATATGCCGTCTGTGTATCGGGCTCCTTGCCGGTTCCAGCCTGGATGCAGATGTAGGAGCTGCCCGAGTAGCTCACGATATTGCCAGGGACGTACGCAGTCCCAGCGCTGTATGCCCCCATGAAGGGAACTGCCGGCGCAACGGAGAAGACACTTGGGCTAACGAAGAGAATGAACTCATCCCCCTGGGTCGAGGCACTACTCTTGGCGCGGCCGGCGATATTGTCGGCCTCGGATGTGACGGGCACGAATTGGCCGTTTGCCGTGCATTTGACAAATTGCCCGGCGTTGATGGCAGCTCCTGCAATGGCAACGGCATCGCCAAGCTGGATGCAGGAGATGGGATCGCCGGCGTCGCCGGATGCCTCTTCCTGCACGCCAATGACGATGGAGTTGGCCACCGACGCAGTTGCCAGGTAATCATCGCCGCTCGATCCCTGTACCAGCGCCAGGCCGCGGCCCTGACTGGCGTTCTGCGCCTGATAGCTGTCCTTGAAGGATTTTGCCGTTGTGCGTGTCGCAATAGCTGCCATGTTCCACTCACCTTCTGCCCGTTCGGGCTTTTACTCTCGACTGCAAAACTCGGCTGCACTGCGTTGTCCTGCGGTGCAGGTCCAGATGCAAAGCTTAGACTGCGCCCGCTGCGGCCACTGGCTGCAACAGCTCGGGATGCTCGGCCTGCAGGAGCATTGCGGCCTCAGCATAGGTCACCTTGTCGTGGTCCTTGCGATAGGCGACGATGGCCTCGTGGAAGCGGATGGACCCTTGGTCGACGGGCACGCCACCGGGATTGACTCCGGCCGGCTTTGCCGCGGACATGGAGGGTTGCCCCTGATAGATGGTGCCAGAGGGCACAATCTTGGGAAGCTGTTCCATGAAGTTGACGAGGATCTCCAAAGGGGTCTGCTTCTTCTTCGCATCGCCCTCGCCGAACTCGATCTGCGTAGTGGTCTTCGCAAGCTCGGTGAAGACTGCTTCGAGACCGGCCTTGGCGAATGCAGGAACCCATTTGCCCGATGCCTTCACTTTGGCAATGGCCGCATCGGCGCGTGCCCGGGTCTCTCCGGTGGCAAGCGAGGCCTCGCGCTCGGCAAACTTCGCTTCGGCCTTTTCCAGCTTAGCCTGCACCGGCTTGACGGCCTCGGCCGCTGCCGTTGCGGCTGCTTCGCCGGCGATGCGCTTCACGTCGGCTTCGCTGAAGGTAGCGGAGGCTGTACCGGCCTTCTTGCCATCGATAAGCTCGCCAATCTTTGCTGTGAGCTTCTCCCAAAACGTCGCTTCGGTTGCCACTGTCTCAGCTGCCATTGCACTCTCCTCGAATTCGACCTTCATCAAACTGCCGTCACTTGCAAACTTGATATCAGCGAGACCTTTGACCTGCGGTGCCTGCGCGCCCAGAAATGCGACGTGATGCAGGTTCCAGCCGGAGTTGCGTTTCACCAGACCCACCGAGCGCTTCTTGAAGAGGCCCTTTTGCACCATCTCCTCAAACTCGGGCTGCACCTGCTTCATCTTGCCCAGGAGCACATTTCCCGCGCGCTTCAAATCGCCCCACCATCCCCAGGCCGGCGCTTTGGCATCGTCTTCGGGATGGCCGATGGTGGCCGGAGCTTCTTCATATTCCGCATTCGCCGGCTTATAGTTCGCAACTACCTGGTCGAGATCCTCGGTCGAAATATCTCCCTGCGGATATTTACCCGCGCGGAAGAGCTCGATCCATTGGTCCGTCAGTTTGCTCACATCGTGGATGGTAGGAGGGTTCCCGAAAAAGGCAGTCGCAGGATGCAACTTGACGCGAAGATGCAACTAAAAGACCTTACCGAAGCCGGGTTGGGGTACCTTCAACTGGGCCAGCAAAGGCAGACGCAAAAGACCACCGTCACCGGCGTTTTTATCGATGGCGAGCGCCTCTTTCTCAGTCAAGGTAATCACGATGCAGCGGCAGTTGAAGCCGTTGGGCGGATAGATTTTGTTCCATACCGGATCGATCGCGCGGGCCACAAAGCCGTCGATCACGGCATGTTCCGGGCGCACATGATCATCGCCCATTGTCCAGTATTGCCAGAAAGGCAATGCCTGCATGGTGGCAGGGTCTTTCATCTGCTCATAACGACCCAGCGAGTAGGCCTTCTGCATGTTGGTTTGGAAGACGGTATCGAGCGTGAAGGCATTGAGATCTTCCACGCCGGCATCGCTGTTCAGCTTCTTCACGGCCGCATCGAAGTCATCCTGCGTGCCGCCGCTTTGCATCACGTTGGCGAGCTCGTCGCGGATCTTCGCGATCAGCCTCTGATCGCTGATTCCGGCCACTGTGAAGGCGTAGCGCTTATATTGCTCGCTGAGTCCGTCGAAGGTGTCCTTGGTGACGGGCGTCAGGTTGCGCAGATAGTCGGTTGCATTGGCGGCGGGCAGATGCACGCTGAAGCCCATGGCCATCTCGGCCGCCGTCGGCGCGGCCAGGTCATCGGCCTGTTCGTCATCTTCGGCGTAATGCGCAGGACGCGAACGAAAGCGTGAGCTCGCGGCGATGCCCACCTTCTTGCCCGTCTTGCGATAGACCTCCCTGGCAACCTGGACACGGCCCAGCAGGTTCACCGCGGCCATATAATGCGCCAGCAGCAAACCCATGCGATGCTGCACCGCATTGTCGCGAAGCAGGGCCATGGATCACTGCACTCCGGTTTTGCGGAGCGCATGAGTCACCCCGCCGACGCGCTCCTTCATCAGCCCCAGCGATTCATCCTGCAGTTGTCCAACCAGTGCATCGAACTGCGCCATCTCGCGCTCGGCGTTTGCCTGGGTTGCGCTCTCCGCGAAGGCAGCAGTCCTCCGCGCCCGCTGCCTGGCAATGAACCGGCCCAGCGTCGTTTCCGCGAATGCGGCCGAGTTGACATCGCGGATGGTGACGGCCGGAGCCGCGCCGCTGGTATTGCTGAGCACGGTCTCGCCTGCCTCAGGGACTGGGACCCCATAACGCT